AACTGAAAGTCTCATTTGTACTTACTCATACTGCGACGGTCACGGTAATGTGTGCAAATCAATCATGCTTCACCACGAGGAAATACCTTTAAAGGAAAAAGACTTAAATAGCCTTTACTGACATCGTGTCAAAGAACATAGCTTCGGTTGCCTCGCAATCGCAATCAGTCTGCATATCAAAAGGAGGCGAAAAATGCAAAACTATGAAGTAAGAACCATGCCCGATGGTATCTATGTTGTGGTTGCTGACGGTAAACCCGTCACGACACATAGCTCTCACCTTGACGCACAAAGGGTCTCGGACCATATGAATAGGTTAGAGGAACATAAACAAAAAGAAGGTTTGCTATATACTACTGAAATGAAATCGGAGTAGTAAACAAAATCAGATATTATAATATACGATATCTAATATCGATTATTTCCGTTACGAGTCAACAAGTGGGTTTCATTCAGCATGATTAGAATTCACTTGTTGCTTCTATTAAGCAGAGCTATATAATATAGATATGGCAAGAGCTAAAATAACACATAGACCTAAACTAGCAGTAGTCGCAAATCCTAAAATAGATTTTGGATTGACGCCTAAGCAAGAAAAGTTTTGTAAAATCTACGCAACTCAGGAAGTAACCCAGACTGAGGCGGCGATTGAAGCAGGATATGCGATATCAAATGCACATGCGATTGCTAGTAAGATGCTTAATGGCAGAGACTTTCCCCAGATTCTGGATAGGATTCTTCAACTCAAAAATGAATTACAGCAGAAGTATGAAGTTACTTTTGAAAGTCATGTTCGTAAGCTGTCCCAGATTCGTGATGAATCATTAGCAAATCAAAACTATGCCTCTGCTGTCGCCGCAGAAAAAGCAAGAGGACAAGTTGCCGGATTATATATAGATAGAAAAGAAATACTTCATGGTAAGATTGACCAAATGGATCGTCAAGAAGTGATGGACGAAATCAAAAGAATACAATCCGAGTTCCCTCAACTTGTGAATCATGTAGAGTCTAAGGCGAAAACCAAATAATCTAACGATAACTTTTTAGTACCTCCTAACTTATCTTACTTTATTATATAAGCATATTTAAAGTTAACCAATCAAAGGAGCTATCATGTTTAAAAGTGCAACAAAGTATTTCACTGAGTTATCTGAATCGGCTGAATGGTCTGGTGGTAAATGTTTTGCTGGAAGTATCTTGGTTCAGGAGTCCTATGCCGTTTGCGAAATAGAAAATGTTTACACCTGGACACCCAGTGACGTAGAGCAAGTTACAGTAATTAGGATGCCTTCACATTGTGTCCAAGGTGGGGAATCTATTATGGTAATTTATGAAAAGTTTTTCCATAGGATGGTTGGTGAAAAATCACCTGAGAAAGAAATATGGTACTGTGATTGCAATGTAACTCTTAACGAATGTCTCAGAGTTATCAAAAACAATTTTTTATTGTAGATAAAAAAAGTTATCATAATGAGTAATTAGGTGTTTACAAAGAGTATCAATTGCATTACTCTATTAATAACAAGTAACCAACAAGTCTCGTAGAAAGGGGATTTAATTATGGCTCAATCAGCTAAAAAGGTTCAGGCTCCTCAAAAGCCAACTACTACTATCTTCACTGGCATCAGCGGTTTATCTGCTGAGCGTATCAAATCACGTGAAGGTGTTACTACCGCCGATATTACTGCCTTTGTTAGTCAACATGCAGGAGGCAATATTAACAATGTTGGCGTCAGGCTCACTGACACAGTCAACGCCAAGGATGAGTTACCTTTTCCTTGGGAAAAGAAAAAAACCTTATATGAAGAAAACGGTACGGCAAAGTCCGGTCTTCGTGCAAAGGTCGTCTGGCAACTAATTAATTCTTCCAACGGCAAGGATCCGCTTACACTTGCTCAAGTTGACCAGTTCCACAAGTCTATCAAAGCACGTTCGTTTCATGCTTTAATTGACGCTCTTAACGGTGGGCAGTCTGCAAAGTCTGTTTCCTGGGGTAAAAACTTCATAGAGTTATACGTTATCCCTAAGCAATAATCTACCCTCCCCCAGTGAAATATCTGGGGGATTTTTTTGAGGTAAAATATGATTAAACCTGAAACCAAGTTTTGGAACATAATTAAAAAACAGACCGAGGGAATGTGTCACTGGAGCAGGATAGAATCCTACACCGCAACTGGGATACCTGACTTGAGTGGAGCTTATAAGGGGAACGAGGCTTGGTTTGAATTGAAAGTTTTAACAACAAGAAACGACAAGAGTTACCCAGTATTTAGACCCCTCCAGATTGCATGGCAGACCTTAAGAACTCAGCACGGAGGTCGGGTTTATAACTTGGTTCATCATCCTTCGTCCGGGAGTCTATTAATTATTGATGGAAAACACCTTGGACCGAGATTGATGGATCGCGACTTCAAGTACGATGGTCGTCGACCGATCAACATGGATCGTGAGAAGTGGCAAGTCTTATTTTCTCAAATGTTCTCGGGAGAGGATGGATGGATGGATTGACGATTCTATTTGAATCATATATATAGGTACAGTCATAGGTACATATATAATACTTGAGTCAAATTGATTCACCTCCAGAAACCAGAAATCGTATGACACTTTTGTTATTGCTCTAATTTAATCATGCCCCATACTGTTTAAACAAGTTAACCAAAAGGAGCGATCAATGGAAATAAGAATTAGCACAGAAACAATCGATAGTTACGGAGAGCTAACTGTTCACAAGTTTGACACTTTCCGCAAAGCCCGAGCTTATTGGAAGGAACTGTTCGAGGATCAGGTAGAAAAAGGTGGGGGCTATTGGATCTCTTGGGATGGAATCATGAAGGCTTACATCGGCTTCACCGTTCCAAAGAATATGTCTGACAAGGATGCTCAGGAGTGGCAAGGGGCAGTCACGGATTATGTTACAAATCGCGATATCCCCACGGATGCTTATGTCGGATTGATGCGTATGTTTGAACGTCATCTAGACGAGTAACGAGGTCGGGGGGCAGACGCCTCCCTTCTTTTTTCACAACTCCCGCTGATTCAATTTGATTCACGACCAGATACTTTTTCCATTGCTCTATTTAAATCAACCGCCATTATAAAAACATAACTTAAACAAAACAAGGAGCTTTACGATGCGAACAATGAATTTAATAATGTGTTGGATCATGGTTATAATGTCATGCTTTTTTCTTGCCATGTGTGTATGGACTTTGGAATGGGAACTTATTGCATGTGGGATTGCTATAACTGGGATTGTTATATTACAACTGAGACATGAGCTAGGGCGAGCATGATCCTGCTTACAGCACTCGCAATCCTCATTGCAATTTTCGTCATGGCTTAATAGCTGTGGCGAAAATACCACACATAAATAAAAAAAGTAAAAAAAGTAAAATAGGTGTTTACAAACCTTTTTTAATTTAGTATTCTATAATTGCCACAACGGCTTAACTTAACATACGGAGTTTAACATGTTAAATACTTTTACAAGTGTTACTAGTGCAATCACTCAAAAAAATGCACACACTACAGTCAACCAAATGGTGGCTTTTATAAATGCTAACGGTGGCATTCATAAATGGGCTTTACAACTAAACCAAAATGCTCTTTCAGCTAACTCCACTCTCTTCGGTGGTGTTAACAATAAAGGTTCACTTTGGCAACCAATGTTCAAGGCTCAGCAAACACAGTCCTCAGTCGCAGGTGCTATCCTTTGGGCTTGTGTAAATGGTGCAAATATAAACGCCATTAACAAGGTCGGCAAAACAACTTGTCCAAAGGCTCACGCCAAGTTGGTTACTACTACTGTTCCAACAGTATTAAAGCCTATCCCACTAAACCAAATACAAGCTTTATCTCAGCTAAGTGGTTCTAGCATTTTAGCTAATGCCAATAGTGAAAAAGGTTGTCGCCAAAATGGTTTAGGTGCAGTCCTAATAGGTTCCTTTAGCTACCTTGCCAAAGGCACTTATGGTACAAACTTCGGTACACTTGTACCACTAGCTAGTTAAAAACTAGCTCCCCACATCGGGCTATGGCTTACAACCATAGCCCCTTTTTTTGGACCACTTACTTAACATGTTAAGGATCCCCCCCCCTGACGGGGAGGAACATGTATGGGCGGTAGGCTATACAGCTTCCGCACAAATCATAGCATGTCAGAAAATTATTTGTACATGACCCCCCTTTTGTGTATATTTGAATTCAGGTTCATGGTCCGTGGAAAATTTTTATAAAAAATGACAAAAGTCCCTTTTAACATACCCGAAGAAAAACTCAGGCATTACTTACGTTTGATGGAAAAACAGAAAGCTTTGTCTACAGCAGAAAAGGCTCGTGGCGATTTTATGCAATACGTTCATTGTATTTGGGAAGAGTTTATACAAGGCGAGCACCATAAGATAATGGCACAGAAGTTTAATGATTTGGCTACTGGGAAAATAAAACGACTTATTGTGAATATGCCTCCACGACACACGAAGTCTGAGTTTGCCAGTTTTTTGTTACCCTCATGGTTGATGGGGCGTAATCCAAAATTAAAGATAATACAAGCTACCCATACTGGAGAACTTGCCGTGAGGTTTGGTCGTAAGGTAAGAAACTTAATGGCAAGTGGCGAATACAACCAAGTTTTCCCAGAAGTAAAGTTACGGTCAGACAGTCTCGCGGCTGGAAGATGGGAAACAAACGATGGAGGAGAATATTTCGCCGCTGGAGTTGGCGGAGCCATAACTGGTCGTGGTGCAGATTTAATGATAATTGATGACCCCCATTCAGAACAAGATGCGATGAGCCCCTCCGCTTTGGAGAATGCTTATGAATGGTACACCTCAGGTCCTCGCCAGAGACTTCAACCTGGAGGAGCGATAGTTATCGTTATGACAAGGTGGAGTGAAATAGATTTAACTGGTAAATTAATGAAGCAACAAGCTAGAGATATTTTGGCTGACCAATGGGAGGTCGTTGAGTTTCCTGCGATTTTACCAGATGGAAAGGCGATGTGGTCTAACTTTTGGAAAGTGGAAGAACTGTTAAAGGTCAAAGCTTCGTTGTCAGTTGGTAAGTGGGAAGCTCAGTGGCAACAAAACCCTACGAGTGAAACAAGTGCCTTACTAAAAAGAGAGTGGTGGAAAACATGGGAGAAAGAAGACATACCCCCATTAAGCTATGTTATGCAGTCTTATGATACAGCGTTTTCTAAAAAAGAGACAGCAGACTATTCAGCTATAACCACTTGGGGTGTTTTTTATCCAGAGGAAGGCGGACCTCCAAACATAATTCTTTGTGATGCTCGGCGTGGCAGATGGGACTTCCCTGAATTAAAAAGAATAGCCCTAGAAGAATATCAATACTGGGATCCAGAATGTGTCTTGATTGAAGCGAAGGCGTCAGGTA